TACCCTTGACGCGGTTACCCGTAGTGACGTAACCCGCAGCTTCCTTGACGCGCTGCCAGTAGACCGTGGCCGTGGCTTTGCCCAAATCACGCGCGGCCATAGCAGCAATAAACTTCTCGCGTTCCGCCTTGATGGGCTTCTTATCCTTGCCAACGAAAGCAAACCAGTTGGCGCCGAATGCTGTGGTGATCGCGTTCGCGTAAGCTTGGATAACCTCGCCAGTACCCTTTGCAGCGTTGACCACATTGGCACGCGCCGCGTCGAGCATGGTGATGCCATCGGCGAGCGAAGGGGTGACGTTTACAGTGTTGTCCATGATATCTAACCTTTCTAACATTTGTTAGCGAAACCCCGCTAACTTTGGGATGCTACGATTCCTTCGCAGCATGGGTATATTATACCACAGAAAAGGGGTCAATTCAAATCTAGCGGGAACAAAAAATAATCGGTCAAAACCGATACCCACCGCACCCGTACACCCCAAAGATGGGCTCGATGGAACCAGATTCCGCATACACACTAATCCACTCAACCAATCCCGCGCCCCAAGCTCAATAATATTTTTTCGTACTACAAAGCCCCCACCCCGTCGATACAGGGAACACCCCCCGGTAGGAGTCCCAGACCTCCTCTTGCATTTGTATATATGTGTGCTACATTTCGCCCATCTTTTCATTGGTGCGCGTATCCCGATGATTCCAATTGAGCCCACGGCAGAACACCGAATGCCGTTTGACATGTCCGATGAGCAGCCCAAGACTCATAAGGACGCTGTGGCAATTGCTGCAAATACCGCTGACCTCATCGACGAACTCGGCGGCAGTATTGATTACTCCAACGAAGATTTGGAGAAAGCAGCCAAGCTGATTACCGGCGTAGGTAAAACAGATACTCCCAAGCACGTTGTCCTCTCGTCTGAGGCAAAAGCTGCAAGCGTGCTGATTCGTCAGTTTGACTTTCAGGCGTTCGAGGATGCGCAGCAGGCACGCAACTTCATCACCAACAAGCTCATCAAGATTGCCGACTGCGGTGACCCGAAGCTTGAATTGAAGGCACTGGAATTGCTAGGCAAGCACTCCGATGTGGGCCTGTTCACTGAGCGCAGTGAGATCACGGTGCACCATACAAGTAGCTCCTCACTTGAGAACAGCATCAAGGAGAGGATCAAGCGCCTGCTGAATTCAGATGTGGTGGACGTAACACCGATTGATGACTTGGACGAGCAGCTTGGGCCGGAGAAACCGGTTGAGCGTATCGAAGAAGTCAAAGATGAAGGGGAAGAAGCGTAATGAGTGATGTCTCTCTGAAGGACATCGAGGCGCTTTTGCAGTCGGGCAAGCTGACTGAAACCGATTTGCGGGTGCTGGAGCGCCAGTTAACCCATCTTGAGAAGCTGAAACAACGGGAATTAACCCAGCAACGCTTCATCAAGTTCGTGGAAAAGGTCTGGCCGACGTTTATTTCGGGTAGGCACCACAAGAGAATGGCCGAAGCGTTCGAGCGGGTGGCCCGAGGCGAGACAAAACGCCTGATTATCAACATGCCGCCCCGGCATACCAAGTCGGAATTTGCGTCTTATCTGCTACCGGCGTGGTTTTTGGGGAAATTTCCGCACAAAAAGGTGATTCAGACCAGCCACACTGCTGAATTGGCGGTGGGTTTTGGTCGAAAAGTGCGAAATTTGGTGGATTCCGAGGTCTACAAGGACATTTTCCCCCACTTGAGCCTGCAAGCCGACAGCAAAGCAGCCGGACGGTGGAACACCAGCAAGGGCGGTGACTATTTCGCTATCGGTGTGGGCGGTGCGGTGACTGGTAAGGGTGCCGACCTGCTCATTATTGACGACCCGCACTCTGAACAAGAGGCGGCGATGGCAGCGACCAACCCCGAGGTGTACGACAAGGTGTATGAGTGGTACACATCAGGTCCGCGTCAGCGTCTCCAGCCGGGTGGTGCCATCGTGATAGTGATGACGCGCTGGAGCCAGCGCGATCTGACGGGCCAAGTGCTCAAAGCCAGTGCCCAGCGAGGCGGTGAAGAGTGGGAGGTGATTGAGTTCCCGGCCATTCTGCCGAGCGGCAACCCGCTGTGGCCTGAGTTCTGGAGCCAAGACGAGCTAGAGGCGCTGCGCGAAGAACTTCCCAACGCCAAGTGGCAGGCCCAGTATCAGCAGAACCCGGTGGGCAACGAGTCAGCCATCGTCAAGCGTGACTGGTGGCAGTGGTGGGAGGCCGAGACTCCGCCGCCGTGTGACTACATCCTCCAGACGTGGGACACCGCGTTCGAGAAGAACAATCGTGCCGACTACTCTGCCGGGACGACGTGGGGCATCTTCACTAATGACGAGGACCACAGCCTGCCAAACATCATCCTGCTCAACACGTACAAGAAACGGGTGGAGTGGATCGACCTGAAGAAAGACGTGCTCAATGAGTACAACGAGTGGGAGCCCGATGGCGTCCTGATCGAGAAAAAAGCGACCGGAGCCCCGCTCATTTATGAGTTGCGGGCGATGGGCATACCCGTGCAGGAATATACGCCGAGCAAAGGCAACGACAAAATTGCCCGTTTGAACTCAGTAAGCGATATTATTGCATCGGGAAAAGTGTGGGTTCCCCGCACCCGTTGGGCAGAAGAGCTTGTGGATGAAATCGCCGCGTTCCCTTCCGGCGAACATGATGACTTGGTTGATGCTACTACGTTGGCATTGATGCGGTTTAGGGCAGGTGGCTTCCTGCGCTTGCCGAGTGATGAGCCGGAGGAGATCAAGTTGTTCAAATCCAGCCGCAGGCTCGCGTACTATTAAGGACAGGATATGGCTACGAATTCGATGATGCCTTCTCTTTATGCTGCGCCTACGGGCATTGTGGCTGAAGAAACCCCCGCGATTGAAATTGAGATTGAGAACCCCGAAGGGCTGAAGATTGGTGTCGATGGGGTCGAGATTGACCTGATGCCTGATCTTGGCGCAGAGGGTGAAGAGGTCGAGTTTGATGCCAACTTGGCCGAGCACATGGACGACAGTGAGCTTGCGAAAGTTGGCTCCGACATCATGACAATGATTGAGGCGGACATCGCCAGTCGCAAAGACTGGGTTGAGATGTACGTCAAAGGGCTCGAAGTCCTTGGCATGAAGTACGAAGAACGTACGGAGCCGTGGAATGGGGCGTGTGGTGTGTACTCCACCATCCTGACCGAAGCGGCTGTTCGGTTCCAGTCAGAGACAATTATTGAGACTTTTCCGGCTGGTGGCCCGGTCAAAACCGAGATCATCGGGGCGATTGACAGGCTGAAAGAAGAAGCGGCAGACCGGGTTCGGGACGACATGAACTACCGGCTGACCGAAGAGATGCCGGAGTACCGACCTGAGCATGAACGGATGCTGTTCAATTTGGGTCTGATTGGGTCTGCTTTTAAGAAGGTCTACTACGATCCCAGTCTGGAGAGACAGACTGCTATCTACATCCCGGCTGAGGATGTGATCATTCCCTACGGCGCAAGCGGTGCGAGGAACGCTGAACGTGTGACTCACATGATGCGCAAGACCGAGAACGACATCAAGAAGCTGCAAGTCGCTGGCTTTTACAAGGATGTTGAGCTTGGTGAGCCGCTTAGCATCCACACGGATGTTGAGAAGAAGAAAGCCGAAGAACAGGGCTACAGCGTATCGGACGACAACCGGTACCAAATCTGCGAGGTGCAGATTGACTATGACCTGCCGGGGTTCGAGGATGAGGATGGCATCGCTCTGCCCTACATCATCACAATCGACAAGGGCACAAACCACGTCCTGTCGATTTACCGCAACTGGAAAGAGTCCGACAAGCGAAAGCTAAAGCGTGACCATTTTGTCCAGTATGACTACATCCCCGGCTTCGGTGCGTATGGCTTTGGCTATATCCATCTGATCGGAGGATATGCGCGTGCAGGGACATCCCTCATCCGACAACTGGTTGATGCGGGCACTCTATCTAATTTGCCGGGCGGACTCAAGAGCCGTGGTCTGCGGATCAAGGGCGACGACACCCCGATTGCTCCCGGTGAGTTTAGGGATGTGGATGTGCCCAGTGGGTCGGTGCGCGACAACATCATGCCGCTGCCGTACAAGGAGCCGTCGCAGGTTCTGGCTGCGCTGCTAGACAAAATTACGGACGAAGGTCGCCGACTGGGTTCGATTGCTGACATGAAAGTCAGCGACATGAGCGCGAATGCGCCCGTGGGCACGACGCTGGCTCTGCTGGAGCGCCAACTCAAAACGATGAGCGCGGTTCAGGCTCGGGTGCATTACTCGATGAAGCAGGAGTTCAAACTCCTGAAAGCCATCATTCGGGACTATGCGCCGCAGGAGTACCAGTATGACCCGGCTTACGGGGACAAACGGGCGAAACAGTCTGACTACGACATGGTGGAGGTCATCCCCGTGTCTGATCCGAACAGCGCCACGATGGCCCAGCGGATCATGCAGTATCAGGCGGTCATTCAACTAGCCTCCCAAGCGCCCCAAATCTACGACTTGCCGCAGCTTCACCGCCAGATGATTGAGGTGCTGGGCGTAAGAAATGCGGACAAACTGGTGCCAGTTGAGGACGACATCACGCCGAAAGACCCGATCACTGAAAACATGGGCTTCCTGACAGGCAAACCGACAAAAGCCTTCATTTATCAGGACCAAGACGCCCACATTGCAGCGCATACGGCGTTCATGCAAGACCCAATGATCATGCAGCAGATCGGACAAAACCCGATGGCGCAGAAGATCATGGCCTCTATTCAGGCACATTTGGCCGAACACCTTGCGTTTGTGTATCGCAAACGTATGGAAGAACAGCTTGGTGTGCCCCTGGCCCCGCCGGACAAGCGTTTGCCTGAGCAGGTCGAGGTGGATTTGTCGCGCCTGATTGCTCAGGCTGGCGTGCAGTTGATGCAGAAGAACCAAGCGGCTGCTCAGCAGCAGCAAGCGATGCAGCAGATGCAAGACCCGATGGTGCAGATGCAGCAGGCCGAATTGCAGATTCGTGCGCAGGAAGCTCAGACCAAGGCGCAGAAGGTGCAGGGCGATCTGGCTATCAAGCAGCAGGAAGTCCAACTCAAGGCGCAAGAAATTGCGTCGCGTCAGGGCGAAGACCCGGCGGTTGCAGCGGCAAAAGCACAGCAAGAAATGCAGATTTCGGCTGCAAAAACGCAGCAGGAACTGGTGCAAAACCAGCAAATTCACCAGCAAAAGATGGCGCAAGACGCTCAAATGGCCCAGCTAAAAGCACAGCAGCAGGTCATGCGTATGTTGGAGCAGTCTCGCAAACCCAATCAACCCAAAAAAGGAGACTAATTGGACGACGATATTCTGGAGTTGCTTGTCTCCAAATTGGAGGCAAGAAAAGAAACTTTGATCGAGTTTTTGGCTCAGGGCTCCGCCAAGGAGCTTGCTGAGTACAAAAGCCTGTGCGGTGAAATCCGGGGTCTTACCGTCGCACAGGAAGAAGCTAAAGACCTCGTGCGTAGACTAAAGGAACTCGACAATGAGTGAACTTCTGATTAGCCAAGACGGTCAAACGTCAACGGCTTTGCCTGAAACTCCAGAGGAAAAGGCACGCCAAGTGCCCGATCCAGTGTCCCATTACCTCCTGTGCGTGCTGCCTGAAATTGACGAGGAATACGAAAGTGGCCTGATCAAAGCCGGGCAGACCATGCAGTTCGAGGAGTTGCTCTCCCCCGTCCTATTTGTGGTGAAGATGGGGCCAGACGCCTACAAAGACCCCAAGCGATTCCCGTCTGGACCGTCGTGCAAGGTGGGTGACTTTGTGCTGGTTCGCCCAAATACCGGCACCCGCGTGAAAATTCACGGCAAAGAGTTCCGGCTGATTTACGACGATTCGGTCGAAGCCGTGGTTCAAGACCCCCGTGGCGTTAGCCGCGCGTAAGGAGACAGAACATGGCTGAATTTGAAAAAACCGAGTTCGTTTTCCCCGACGAAAAAGAGGAAGCAGAGGCCAAAGCCAATGCGGAACAGGCCAAAGCTGAGGCCAAGGCGGAGTCAGAAACCGAGATTGAAGTCGTAGACGATACGCCGGAACCGGATCGTGGGCGCAAGCCGATGGCCGAGCCGCCCAAAGAGTTTGGCGATGACGAGTTGGCGAAGTACGACGCTGGCGTTCAGCAGCGAATCAAGCACTTTACCAAGGGCTACCACGAGGAGCGCCGTGCAAAAGAGGCGGCTTTGCGGGAGCGCGAGGAAGCGATTCGACTGGCTCAGGCAATCGTTGAGGAAAACAAAAAACTCAAGGGTTCGCTGGGGCAAAACCAAGCGGTTATGGTGGACAGCTTCAAGAAAATGGCTGCTACCGACTTGGAAAAAGCCAAGAATAAATACAAGGAAGCCTACGAATCTGGCGATGCCGACGCTATTGCAGAAGCCCAAACGGCGCTAACGGCAGCGGCTATCAAGGCCGAGCGGATTGCAAATCTGAAGGCACCCGCTTTACAGCCGCAAGAAAATGAGGTAAAAATTCCGCAACCGGCACCTCAGCCCCGTATTGAGCCTGATTACAAGGCCCAAGAATGGCAGAGTAAGAATCGCTGGTTTGGGCAAGATGAGGAAATGACCAGTTTCGCCCTCGGGCTGCATACTAAGTTGGTCAATTCCGGCGTCGACCCCAAATCGGACGAGTATTACGAAAGGCTGGACGGCCGATTGCGACAAGTGTTTCCCGATGCGTTTGAGTCGGAGAAGCCCGTGGATGCGCCAACTCCACGACCGAAATCAAACGTAGCGCCCGCGACTAGGAGCACAGCGCCCAAAAAGATCGTGCTAACCCAGACGCAGGTAAATCTCGCCAAACGGCTTGGTGTTCCTCTGGAACTCTATGCCAAGAAGGTTGCGGAAGAATCGAGGAAATGACTATGGATGAAACCAATAAAGTGTCTCGTGCTGCTGAATCTCGTTCCTTTGAGACAAGGGAAGCCAAGGCTCGACCCGTAAAACGGTGGACGCCCGCTCAATTGCTCCCGAAGGTTAACGAAGAACCGGGATACAAAATGCGTTGGGTGCGCATCAAACTGGCGATGCGCGACGATCCTAGTAACATTGCCGCGAAACTCCAAGAAGGTTGGGAGCCCGTCAAGGCATCCGACCATCCAGAGGTATACACCCTTCAAAATCCCGATTCGCGCTTCAAAGATTCAATCGAGATTGGTGGGCTTCTTCTCTGCAAAACGCCTGTTGAATTCGTGGACCAGCGAAATGCGCATTATCAGAACATCACTGATTCGCAGATGGCTTCCGTGGACAACAGTTTCATGCGTCAAAGCAATCCCAAGATGCCGCTATTTAGCGACAAACAATCTCGGGTGAGTTTTGGCAAAGGTTCTTAATTTTAGGAGTTAAACATGGCTTACCCCATTGTTGACGCCCCCTACGGTTTTAAACCCATCAATCGACTTGATGGCCTACCGTATGCGGGAGCAATGCGTCAAATCCCCATTGCCAATGCG